ACCGGCGTGCAAGATCGCCTGCGAGGCGCGGTCAGCGTAATCCCAGCCCGGCGCGTCTCGATCCGGCCAGATCAGCACTGACTTGCCTGCCAGCGGTTGCCAGTCAGTTTTATCGACCGGAGCGTTTGCGCCGTGCATGGCCGTGGTCGCCACCACTCCGGCATCGATCAGCGCCTGCGCGCACTTCTCGCCTTCGACCAGGACGATGTGGCTAGCGGCAACCAACCCCGGCTGGTTGTAAAGCGGGCGGGGCTCGGGCGGGGCCATCTTGCGGCGCTTGGCGTCCCACGGCCGGAATTCCTTTTTCCGTCCCGGTGGGTCGTAGCGGTAGACAACGGCGATCAGCTTGCCTGTGGCGTCGTGATAGTCCCACTTGGCGGTCGCGGGGCCGAGATCGTCGGACGGCGGTGCTGCTTTGGCTTTGCGCACCGGTGTTGACCGCGCACGCCCAAGCAGATCACTGGCTTGCTGCAGCACACGAGGAAAGTCGGCATGGATGCTCGCACCGAGGTAGGCCGCGATCAAATCGAAGATGTCGCCGCCGTCGCCGTTCGCTCGATCCGTCCAGAGTCCGGCCTTGTCGCCGGTCAGCACCACCTCGAGGCTGTCGCCGGGACTGCCCAGCACATCGCCGATGAGAAACTTGCCCTGGCGTTTCTTGCCAGCCGGGAACATCGAGGTTAGTACCGACTCCAGTCGTGCGATCAGTTCTGCGCGAATTTCGTCGCGTTCAGCGTCCCGGTTTTCGATGGGCAGGGAGATGTCGTTGAAGTCGATCATTCGGCTCCCTCGTCCTGCGCTTTGCTGGCGCGTTGTTTGTCACCATCGCCCTGCGGCGCTTTGCTGCTGGCCGCCCATGCGGAAAGCTCGGACATCCGGTAGCGCACCAAGCCGCCCAGCAGGTAATGCGGGATGCGGTACTTGCTGCGCATCGTTTGATCGGCAAACCAGTAGTACGGCAGGCTCAGTGCGGCTGCCGCCTGCTTGGCGTCGATCATGGTTTCGTCGTCGGTGACGCCTGTGTTGTGGTCGTTCATGATTGCGTTCTCCAGCAGCGGTCTTGCCACGCGCACATCCGGCATTCGAAGTGGGTCTGGTCAGCGAAGGCGCGCGGCAGGAGTTCTGCTGCCTCGGTCGCTGTGATCACCTTCACCGCCCGATCCGACATGCGTTGGGCAAGGGCTGCATCAAAGGGGACGAGCTCGACGTAGATTTCCATCGTGTCGGCGTTCACCGCCGTGAAAATCGCCGGGTGCTCGTGTAGTTCGAGATAGGCCTGATACAGCGCGACTTGCGCCGCGTAGACAGGCTTGGAAATGGCGAGTCGGGGCACTTGTTTTCCCAAAGAGCCGGGTAGGCGAAGCCCTCGGGGCCCCCGACGAACACGCCGTCGATGTGGCCCTGCAGGCGTCCGTCGGCCACCGAGAAACCGAACTGCTCGCCGTCGGCCTTGTGGGTGCGCAGATCGAAACCCGCATCCCGCAGCCATCCGACCATGCACTCTTCGTTGACGTGGCCACGCTCGAAGATGCGCAAAATCCGACCCGGCACGTCGCGCCCATAGTCGACCGGTGCTTGCGCAAATTCGTACTGCAGCGCGCGTTCGCAAGCCACGCCCAAGCGGGATGCGCCAAGGTAGTGGCGCACCGACTGTCGGGCACGCGCGCGCTGCAGACCGGCATCGACCAACACGCTGATTTGCCCGGACACGCTTGCCGTGGAATTGAAGTCCATCATGGCGTGGTCTCCCACGGCAGATCGTCCTCAAGATCGGCAAACGGGTTCGCCAAGGGATCGGGCGTCGGAGGCATGCCGCGCACCGGCGGAAACTTGGTCGCCTCGTGATGCTCGACCATTGCCTCCGTGTAGCGGGTGACGATGGCGTCGATAACCCGCAGCGCTTCAGCTTCCGAGTAATCCCCGAGGGGCTTCGTGAAGCCGATTTCGCCAGCAGCTTCACCGAACGCCTTCAGGCACTTTTTCATCGAGGCGATCTCGATGTCAGAGGGATCGATCATCACGACCTCCCTGCGCTTGCCCGGCTCGTCCTTGGCTTTGAGCCAGTTGCCGTACATCGCGTGAAAGACGTTCTGGCAGCGTTGCGAGCAGAACACCCAGTCGATGGGGTAGCGGCGGGGATTGCCGACACCGTGTTGGTTGTCGGTGTGGCCGAATCCCCGCGCCTGACGTTTGCAGACCCAGCATTTCACGCCACCTCCTCAAACTCGTCGATCAACAGACCGAGCTGCAGCGCGCCGCCCGCGAATGCGGCCTCGCAACGCCTGCTGAAGTCACGGTAGTTGGTCGAGCAGCGCGCAATTGCCGTCACCGAATGAATCTGCTGCTCCAGCCGCGTCAGCCCTTTGTCGGTCAGCCACTGGTGGTGCTTGTCCGAGATGCGCTTGCGACTGCGAATCTCATCGAGCAACTCCTCCGGCAACACCGGCCCGTAGACCCAGCGCTGCGTGATCTGGCCAAGGACGTGGGGCGGGTTCTGGGCGTGGCCCTGGTACTTCCAGCCAAACAGACGGTAGATGGCGCGGTAGTAGTCGGCGTGAAAGCGCCGTTCCCACGAGCCGCTGGACTGGCGCAGCAGCTTGGCAATCAAGTCCTGCAATGCGTCGGGCGCACGGTGGAACTGGTAGCCCGTTGCCTCGTCGATCAGCGCGACCTCGCCGGTGGTGGCCAGCGCGTGCATGATCTTCATGCAGTTGGGGACGATCCCCTTGCGAGCCTTGTGCAGCGTTCCGGTCAGCGCCGCATTGACCACGGCTGATGCGAGGTCAGCGATGATTCCAGCCGGAAAGAACTGCGTCTGCCGACCTGACGGCAGCAAAATCGGCTCACGTGTTTTTTCCAATTCCGACAAGGAG